CATTATGGTTCATGTCCTCTAAGCATTTGTTGTTTAACACAAATGTCGAAGGAAGAGCTTTTCATGGCGTTCAGTTCGAGTACTTCTACAAGGTACTCGATTCGACGAAGCATTTCTTTGCTTCGATCGGGTTTTTCAACATTCTTCCTACTGTTTGGGAACTTGTTGGATTCTCCTTTGTTGTTGATTGGTTAGTTCCGATAGGCACTTTCTTGTCAGCACTGCAATCCTTTGTAGGGATAGAGTACGTCGCCGGGTACGTTACAAAAGTACAAAGTGCAAACCTTGTATTTACATATCCTAAGTCTATCAACAGTGGGAAACCACAGACGATAAAACTTAAGAATATGGTCATGCAGAGGATCCCCTTAGGGGCTCCAGTTTCTGCAGGATTGTACTATAAGTCCCCGTTTTCTTCAACCCACGCAGCTAACGCACCAGCGTTATTTACTGCCTTACACAAGTAGGATGCAATAATGCCCCAACTTCAAACGCTGATCTTGAACGATCGCGAAACCACCCCTGTTGCTCACACTTTCGTGCCGCGCTCCATCAAAGGAGACGTCGGCATGGTTGTGAACACGACCGGAGTGCCGGTGGGTGAGAAGCGCTTCACCTTGTCGCTTGTGCGGAATCAAACCCGCATCAAGTGTCGGTTGACGCTTGTCGTGCCTGTCGTTGTTACCGAAACCGTCAACGGCGTTTCTACGCCGAAAGTGGTCCGCGAGAACATCGTCGACGCAACCTTCTCCTTCTCTGTCTTCAGTACCGAACAGGAACGTAAGAACCTGGTCGGTATGTTTATGAACGCTTTGGATCCTTCCAAAGTGCTCGTGAACGACACGTTGGTGAAGACTGAGGGCGTCTACTAAGCCCTCTTTAGACAGCAGTCAACCCTCTATTAGGAGTACCTAATGAGACAGGATTCTTCGAGAACGAAGCCCTTCCATCTCTCCCGTGACTTAGACAAACGGTTAAGAACCGAATTTCTAACTCTCGTTGAGAACGATGAAACTTTTAAGGGTAGATACCTTAAAAGTGAAATCTTCTCAAAGTTTGTTGGGTTCGAGACTGACGCTGCGAGTCTTCGTCGGCAGCGGGCCATTGATAAATGGCGCGCTACTGAACTTCGGAACGCCAGAACAAATGTTCGGATCTTCTGTGGTGAAACCGACTTTGGTTTTACCACTTCCGAACGTTTGCTAAACCTGGCGCGTGTCCACATTTTGCAACTTCTTGGTGTTGCACCACCCTCGGATGTGTTCTTCGGCACATATTCGAATGGTGCTTCTACTTCGAAGCGTAGGGGTGTTGGTCTAGTAGCCCGTAAGTTCGCGGAAAAAGGAGACGTTACTCCAGAGTGCTTCGACATTATTAAGCAAATGCTTAGTGAATGCGAAGTCTGGAAGACCCTTAACATTGATTTGGCAGTGCCAAACTTTGTCGAAGGTAACGTTCTCTTTACTGTACCGAAAACTTCCACGATAGATAGGGTTGCCGCAAAGGAACCCGATCTAAACATGTTCGCGCAGAAAGGTGTAGGTGACTACATCCGTACACGCCTGCGGTCTGTCGGGATCGATCTTAATGATCAAACTCGCAACCAACGGTTAGCTTTAGTTGGGTCTTCAAATGGCGATTTAGCCACTGTCGACCTTTCTAGTGCTTCAGATAGTGTAACGACGGCGTTAGTTTGCCGTCTTTTACCTACTGAGTGGTTCCACCTCCTTAATCAGATTCGCTCTAGGGCGACATTTGTTGACGGGGTTTGGCATACCAATGAGATGTTTTCCTCTATGGGAAACGGCTTCACCTTTGAGCTTGAAAGTTTAATCTTTTGGGCTCTCGTTAAAGCTCTCATGGGTATTACGCGTACACGTGGATCTTTGTCCGTATACGGTGATGACATAATCTGTCCATCATCGTTACGCCATCCGTTAACGAATGTACTCGGGTTCTGTGGTTTTCTTCTTAACAAGAAGAAGTCACATTTCACTGGTACATTTCGTGAATCGTGTGGTAAGCATTATTGCTCGGGCAAAGACGTAACCCCCTTTTATATCAAAG